TCGCCAGGATTACCAATGGAAGCATGAACCATGCCTTTATGGTTGGTGGGACGGGGACAGCCATTCTTGGTACAGTGACAGAAAGCAGGCCACAGTAATCGATTTCCAAAAGCCTGCAAAGTCAGAGCTGCACCCAACAATGAAGCCTGTCGGTTTGTTTGAGTATCAAATCTGCTGTTCTTCAAAGAAAGGTGATATAGTTCTCGATTCATTCGGAGGTTCAGGAACCACCATTATTGCCTGCGCCAAGAATGGTCGTAAGGCACGTGTTATGGAGTTGGACCCTAAATACTGCGACGCCATTCGCAAGCGCTGGACCAAATGGGCCAGGGAAAATGGAATCAACCCTGGGTCCGGAGCATTGGAGGAGTAGAACATGGAACATCGCATCTTAAACGATAACTTCCGCGCAATTGCGGAGGACTTGATAGAGAACGAACTTGCGCTGCGTTACCTGAAAGACAGCCGCGTGCGCATTGCATACCTGGAAAGCGACAACGCTAAGAAGAATGGAGCAGACCTCCTGGTTCATGGCGAATGCGAAAAGGTGCAGGCAAAGAACCAGTGGGCCATTGGTTACGACTATACAATAACGCTTTATGTAAAAAACAACATTGGAATGAGTGCGGAACAGATAAAGATTCTGTTGTTCCACGAGCTTCTTCACATTGAGATAGATTACGGGACCGACGGAGGCGAAGTATACGGAATCAAGAAGCACGACTTTGAAGATTTCCGTTTAATCATTGACCGCTTTGGTGCGGATTGGGCAGACATAGCTCATTAAGTCCAAAAAGTCCAGCGGAGGAAAATATGCCCAGTTACAAAGAAATAAAAAAAGAAACTGTCCTTGAGGCCATAAAAAACAGCCAAGGGATTATAAGTACAATCGCCAAGCGCCTTGGAAACTGTGACGCTAAAACAGTGAAGCGTTTGATTAAACGATGGAAAGAAACGGACGACGCATACAATAACGAGGTGGACTTCGTCCTGGACCTGGCGGAGTCTAAAGTTATCAAAGCAATAAACGACGGCGACATAAAGACTGCAAAGTGGTACCTGGAACTGAAAGGACGCGAGCGCGGGTATGAACGCACGACTGTATTTAAGCAGGAGAACACAAACCCTCTCAACATCAATCTGTCCGGGGCCGGCGACGTGTCGCGTGAAGATTTGCTCCAGGCGTCTAATGTCGAAATAGGTGGTGAAGGTGGCGACGAAGCGTAAGGCAAACGACGAGAACCGCATTACACCTTTCGTTCATCAAACACAGATAGTTACGGGGCCGCACGTATTTAAGGAGCTCGATTGGTTTATTCTTGCAGGCGGTTATGGCTGCGGGAAATCGTTCTCAATCGTGCTCTGCATCCTGGATATAGTGAACACGTACAATGGGCATGATATATCCGTCGGGATTGGGTCCATAACTATAACTCTCGCAAAAAAAACAATTTGGAAAGATCTCTCCGCTATTTTAAAGCGAACCCACAGTTCTTACTCGTTCAACAAGATGGATAACACGTTGACGATCGGAACTGTGACATTCTTTTTTATTGCGATTGAAAACCCAGAAGATATTTATGCATACAACCTGAATATCTTCTTGTGCGATGAGATAGACGAACTAAACCAGCAGAAGGTTCTTGCTGCCAATAAAGCTATCCGCGAACGTACTCGTTTAATGCTGCCGGACGGAAGAATTCCGTACATCATGTATTTTACGACGGTCCAGGGTTATCGAGGCTTGTACAACGTCGTCCAGGAGCTGAAACGTGCTAAGCAGCATTATATGCTCGTAAGAGGAGAAACGAGAGCGAACACGACTCTTGCGAAGTCGTATGTAGACTCGCTTTATGCGATTTATGACCCGAATGAGCGCATGGCTTATTTGGAAGGTCGCTTTGTCAATCTGCGCGCAGGTCGTGTATATCCGGATTATGACGAAGGAGTAAACCGATGCAAATCGTTTGAAATAACGATGGATTATGTCGTTATGGTCGGTCAGGACTTAAACTCTGGATTCAGTAAGGCAGCCGCAGTTGTAAAGAAAGATAAAAAACTTTATATCGTCCGCGGTTGGTCGTTCGCGGATATAGGTCCTGCTCCAAAGATAATGCGTTCCAGATATCCTCAGAATCAAATCTTATGGTACCCGGACTGTTCCGGTAAAGAAATCTTAAAAGGCTATAAAGATGAGATTGTGGAGGAAGGCATCGAGTGCAGAATCGGGTCAGCCAACCCTCGCATAATAGACCGCGTGTTCTATGTCAATAAACTGTTCCGCCTCGGCCTGCTCCACATATTTGACTGCCCGGAAACTGAAATGGTGTCCGAAGCGTTAAAGACTCGTCAGTACAACGACATGGGTCAGCCGGAAAAAGGGAAAGGAGAAAACTCTCCGGACCATATCTGCGACGGCCTGGAATACGTAATTTACAGAATTGTCCGAAGTGATCCGGACTTCATGAATTTAAAAGAACTATCAAGGGAGAACATGAAAGAAAATGGCCACCTTCAAATCGCTAGTAGAAACTGAGAAGAATGAACATTTCCGGAATGTGTTTGAGACAATCGCAGCTCATGAAGCGGAAGTCGAAGAGCACACACAGGACGGATATAAAGAAATTGCTCTCGACGCTTCGGAATTGTCTTATATTCGCGAGGAAATGTACGCGGAAGTTAAAGACAATCTTGTGGCCGACGGGGATATTCAGTCAGCAACAGAGCTCCGCAACAGTATGCACCTCAAAGTAAAGGACAGAATAGAGTCGTATATTGCCCAGCAGAAAGCACAGCGCGACCTGGCAGGAACACCTGGTATTACTAACGACGGATATTATAACCCTGTATCAGGAATCGGAACCTACATAGACCCAGGCATGGACACAGAGAGCTTTATCCCTGTATCTATCACGCCGACAGAAGCCACCGCTTATTATGCCAATGGAGGAATTCCTGCGCGCATTATCAATAAGAAGGCAGGGTGTCTTTCCCTGGATGGAGTTCACTTTGAATGCGCAGCGTTCAGTCCTTCCGATTTGCAGAAACTTGAAGAGTACGCAGATAAATGCGGTTTCACAAAGGCTTATTCCGACGGAATCACACAGGCTTTAATCTTTGGTGGCGCAGGCGTTTATCCGGTGTTTACAGGAGATAACCCTCTTAGAACACAGGCAAGTAAACACGCCTTAGTTGAAGTGTTACCAGAATCTAATTTTATTTCACATTGGGTTGTTGCAGACCGCTGGAATATTGTTTTCGTGCCTTCGTACAACATCACTGCAAACGACTATCTTTACGCTAAAGAAGTTTTCATTCCGCTTGGAGGCGTTCGCGTTTGTACTGACCGCATGGCTATGATCAGGCCAACAAAGCTTCCTTTCTGGGGAGCTATTAAACAAATGGGATGGTCTACCAGCGAGTTCGAAGGTTGGATTAAAGACTATGAATCGTATGAAATCATGAAGATGTCGCTGCCAATCATGGCTCAGCAAATGTCGCTTATGTATCACTCTTTCCCTGCTGACGGGATGATTATTGAAAATGGACCTGCCTATGCAAAGCAGTTCTTTAAAGAGAACGAAAAAGAAATGCGCGACTGGTCTATGCTCCATCCAAAGGCAATAAACTCGGTTGGAGAAATTAAGATTCTTGAGCGTACATACAGCGGATTCCAGCAGCTTATTTCAGAAAGCAGACTTGCACTCTGTTCCGGGGCTGCAATCCCTGAAAGCGTACTCTTTGCAGAAAAAAGCTCCGGCTTAGCAAGCGACAACGAGGACGACGTTGCATTAAAGCAGAGCGAAGTAATCCGCCTGTTATTCAATAACGTGGCTCCGGCCTTTCAGAATTGTATTGAGTTCTTAGTAATGAGTTGCTTCGGTAAGAATTCTGAACAGGCTCGCCATGCACGCGAGGTTAAGATTGCCCCGGATAATGGCGTGATTCTATCCGACCAGGATAAAGCACAGCTCGGCACATCTTTGACACAGATTGCCGGACAGTTTGTTGCAATGGGAATTCCTCTTAAATCAGCACTCGAAGTCGCCTCAAAAATGGTTCCTGGTGTTGATTTTGACATTACTCAGATAGAGGGGATGGAGGAAGGAGAAGCAGAAGGCCTGGATTCCAACTTGTGGGAACAGCTGAACGCGGGAAGGGAAACCGACCCATATCAGCAGTTGTAATACATCTTTAGTTGGAAGCAGGGAGAAACTTATGACAAAAGTTTACAAAAGAATTCTGAAAAAGAAAAAAGAATGCGGGAAAACATGGGACCAGATTTCCAAAGAAGCAGGGATTCCCCTGGCCACATGGATGACAGGGATTCCGACAAAGAATCCAACAGACGAGGAGTTGCGTAAGATAGCACCTGTTTTGAACACTACTTACGAATACTTGAAGTATGGAAAGGAAGCATAAAAAAGGATTATCGACAATGGGATTCTTTCGCATGAAGCGACAGGGGTTCCCATTGCCGATTTATTCAGTCGAATTAAAAGTTAAAAACATCCTCACAAAATCGTTTAAAGGAATACTCCAGGGAATGCTCATGGACTTTATTGCGCGTGCAAAGGACGCGGGCATAACACCTGGTGAGTTTATTCAGGACGGACCGGAAGACCCTGCTGCTGAACTTCGCGCCATTTTAGAACAACTTGCTAAGGCAGAAGAGAATGCGTTGTCAGTACAGGAGAAAGCCGACCTCCGCATGAAAGCCGGGAATATTTTATTGAGATTAGAATCGGATTGGCAGTCGAGCGACTTGAGCAACTTAGGCTTAGACGAAGAACTCGCGGAACTCCTCCTCCGCAATCAAACCGACTTCATGAAGCGCATACAGTCTGACTTTTCCTATGAGATAAAGGACCGCCTGAACGGGTTCTCTATAGACCAGCGAGCTTTGTACAACAACCTCATGGGAGAAATACGACAGCTTTACCTGGATAACTCACGCGAACGTGTAAAGGGTGAGCAGAACCTGCTTAAGCTCAAATTTTTAAACGCAATCAATGATTACGTTACCGGGGCCACAGATACGCTTGATATACAAAGCGTTACTAAGGACC